CAATTCGAGCATAGTTACGGGCGGGTCTGGAACTGGCGCCGCATTCGGTCTGCTTTTTGGTAGATATGAAGGCGAGTCTTGGAGAGACAATAGCTTACTTAATGGCGGGACTGGTTATGAAGTCGGCGACACTCTAACGATATTGGGAACTAACTTAGGTGGAACTAGTAACAATAATGTAAGTATTCTAATCTCGGGTGCTGATGAAAACGGTGTTATTACCTCATACACAGTTTCAGGAACGGCCGTGAATATATGGCCTGCTACTGAAATTTCAGGTGGTGGATCTGGCCAGTACGATACTTCCGGAAATATTATAAACACGAACCGATCAACGGGCATAGATTATAATGATGGCAACAGAGTACCATCTGCTGGAACTGCAGCCACACCGTTTGGATCGGCAAGTAGCTATGTAACTCTATATAAAGACTCTATCTTTTCTATGGTTGCAAAAGATGCAGACATAACGAGTGTATACTTCTCAGGTACACTTGGATCCGAAGGCGACATAGAAAAGACGCATGGAGAGCTTGAAGGAGTAATCGGTTATAAAGTAGAAGTTGGCGGCCTATCTGTAACAGGGAACTGGGTTGAAGATAGAGAGTACACCGTTTCTTACAGCTATGCAGGGTATGATTTCCCAAGAACTGCGGCTGGTTCTATAACCAGTACAAATGTGTCTAACTGGAACACAGCTTATTCTTGGGGTGATCATGCTCTAGCTGGGTATTTAACAGGAGCAGCTTCATTCACTGAGTTGGAAGACATAATCCCGGCAGAAGATCTAACTTACGACATCGGTTCTCTGTCAAACTATTGGAGCGACCTCTATGTAAATACAATATTTATGAAAGGTGACGAGTTCAATGACACGTCTGGAAGTATAAGAACTGACTTTTCTTCGATTCTATTCACTGCTATTCCTGCAAACACGGTTTCAGTCGCTGCAAACACCGGACCTTTCTATGCTATAGGGCTGTTTCCGACAGTAGACTCAGGTTCTGAGGACCATTTTATAATCGTAGATGCAATAAGACCGAATGATATTCGTATCCGTGCCGGCGGAATTGAAGATGACAGTGAGTCGAATTTAACAATAGGCGGAAATAACAGTTACTTTAGAGTTGAGTCCGGATTAAATCCTGATTTACAAGTCGCTGCAAATAACAATGTTTGGACATTTGGTGCGAATGGATCTATAATTTTTCCAGACGAAACCTTACAGAATACTGCCTGGTCTGGCGGAAGGGTAGTGCCAGTTCCATCAAGTAGTATTGGGGCATTAGGAGATAAGACTGGCGACATATCCTTTAGTTCTTCTTACATATATTATTGCACTGCGAACTATAATGGTTCTACTAATATCTGGAAAAGAACTGCTTGGTCACTAGACACTTGGTAAGGAAAATACATGGCCTTTGTAAATCACTTCTATAATGCGACTACGCGGAAGTATGTTGCGCTATTCGGTACTATCTTTAATAAGATCTCGATCACTCGAGACGGCTTAGATGGTGCTGAAGTGCAGCGTATGGTAGTTCCAATTGCATACGGCCCGTTTCAAAAGTTTCTTGCTCGTATCACGCAGGATCCAGATCTAACTCGTAAGACTGCTATCTCTCTTCCTCGTATGTCTTTTGAAATCACAAATATGACATACGATGGAGCGAGAAAGATACCATCGAAGCAAAAGATTCAAAAGAACCTAGGTGAGACAGATAGCCAAAAATCATATGTGTGGACGGCGACACCATATAACCTCGACTTTTCTCTTTATATAATGACTAAGTATTCGGAAGATGCAACAAAGATCGTAGAGCAGATCATACCATTCTTTAAACCAGAGTGGACAGCTACGGTTAAGTTGATTAACGACCTTGATCCTATTGATATTCCTATCATTTTGAATGGAATTACGAACGAGGATCTATACGAAGGAGGCTTTGAAGAAAGAAGATCCGTCCTATGGACTCTTAACTTTACTATGAAGGGCTGGTACTTTGGTCCTGAAAGAGAAAAGAAGATCATTAAGTTCATAGACACAGATATCTGGACATCTATGGACGCATCTTCGGATCCTTCTGAAGGTGTCAATGTATATCCAGGTCTAACCGCAAACAACGTGCCGACGACAGATCCTGACCTAACTATTCCATACGAAGAAATCCAGTTTGACGATGATTGGGGAATCATACGAGTCATAACAAGTAACCCAGAAGAAGAGTGAAAATGAACAATGATAAAATTTCAGAGGTTCTTGGTCTTAGACCTTTAGAAGAAGCAAAATCAGAAGAACTTGTGGTTGTATACGAAGAAAAGGAAGTCATCACTGCTGTTGCAACAGTCGTAGAAGACGATGAAACAATTCGAGATATCGAACAGGTTCGCGGAAACATCAAGAACATTATAGAGCAAGGCGATGACGCATTAAAGGAAATGATTAGTCTTGCAAAACAATCTGAGTCTCCACGTGCGTTTGAAGTTGCGTCAACTCTTATGAAGACTCTCCTCGATGCTAACAAAGATTTCGTTGAAATCTCTACGAAGAAGAAGTACGCAATTGAAGAAAAGAATGGTCCTAAGGAAGCTGCTCAGACGAACGTAACGAATAACAATCTCATACTCTCGACAGCAGATCTTCTTAAGATGTTAAAGGGTGAATAATGGGTGACGGATATCTTGGTAATATACACTTAAAGAAAACTGGTGAACCAATCGAATGGACGCCGGAACTCATAAAGGAATACGTTAAGTGTTCTGAAGATCCAATATATTTCGCTAAGAAGTATATTAAGATCGTTCACGTTGATCACGGTCTCATTCCTCTCGACATGTATGACTATCAGAAAGAGATAGTTGAAAAGATTACAAACAATCGTCGTCTTGCAGTTCTTACGGCTCGCCAGTCTGGTAAAACGACTACGGCCGTCGCAGTGATTCTACACTACATACTCTTTAACGAGTTTAAGACTGTCGCCATCCTTGCGAACAAGGGAGACGCAGCGAGGGAAGTTCTTGCTCGTATTAAACTTGCGTATGAAGCTCTACCTAAGTGGCTACAGCAGGGCATTGAAGAATGGAACAAAGGAAACATCGCTCTCGAGAACGGATGTAACGTTTTGGCCGGAACAACGTCTTCTTCGGCTATTCGTGGTAAGACGGTGTCGTTCCTCTATCTAGACGAGGTAGCCTTCATCGAGGGATACGATGAATTCTTTGCATCGGTATATCCAACCATTTCATCAGGCGAGTCTACAAAGCTTCTAATGACCTCTACACCAAACGGATTGAACCACTTTTGGAAAACATGTAAGGGAGCCGAAGAAGGCACTAACGGTTACGAATACGTTAAAGTCATGTGGTATGACGTCCCTGGCCGTGATGAGAAATGGAGAAAAGAAACGATCGAGTCGCTCGATCACGACGAGGAAAAGTTCAATCAGGAATACTGCTGTCAGTTCCTCGGATCTTCTGGTACTCTCATATCGGGTTCAAAGCTCAAAGAGCTGTCATACTCAACACCACTATACGCAAACGAAGGTCTTTCACAATATGAAAAGCCAGTCGGTAATCATGTGTATGCGATGACTGTTGACGTATCGAGAGGAAAGGGTCTAGACTATTCTACCTTTAGCGTGATAGATATAACTTCTATGCCATATAAACAGGTATGTACATTTAGAGATAACTTTGTATCGCCGATTGATTTCGCTTCGATAATATATAGAGTAGGTACCGCATATAATGGAGCCTTGATTCTAACTGAGATTAACGACATCGGAGCTCAAGTGTCTGATACTCTTATCATGGATTTTGGATATGAAAATATGCTTTACACTGAGAACGCTGGAAGAGAAGGAAAGCGTATTTCAAATGGTTTCGGAAAAATAACCGATACAGGAATAAGAACCACAAAATCTGTGAAGGCCGTTGGGTGTTCTATGCTTAAGCTATTAATCGAACAGAACCAGTTACTCATTAATGATTTTCAAACTATCCAAGAACTATCACGTTTTTCAAAAAAGGCGAACTCATACGAAGCAGAACCGGGATCTCACGACGATTTAGTTATGAACCTCGTATTATTTGCTTGGTTGACTAACCAGGCGTATTTCAAAGAGATTACTGACATTAATACGCTGCACAGATTAAGAGAGAAGACCGAAGAACAGATCGAAGATGATCTTCTTCCCTTTGGGTTTATTGATATAGGCGCCGACGACCTAAAACCTGGTTGGAAGCAGGCATCCGATAAATCAGACAACTGGATGATGTAAAATCTCGTTATTATAAATAAAGAAGAAAAGATTGAAACTTATCAAATAAATCTTACGAAAAAGGAGAAAAATATGGTTTTTTCTGTAAGCCCATCCGTCATTGTTAGAGAAGTGGACGCGACTGCCGTAATACCGGCCGTAGCTACACCTCCTGCTGCTGTTGCCGGTGTGTTTCGCTGGGGACCAACCAACGAACGCATTCTAATCACATCAGAAGATGAACTTGCTTCACGTTTTGGAAAGCCGTTTGCTAACACAACATGGCAGAATCATGAGACATTCTTTACCGCAGCTGACTTTCTGTCATACTCGAATGCTCTATATATAACTCGAGTAACGTCAGATTCTGCTGCATCTGCTAACAGCACATACTTCGAAGCAAAGTATGAAGGTGCACTCGGTAACTCTCTCCAGGTTGCGGTAGTATCTTCCGCTTCGTTTTCTGATACACTTGCTGCGGTTGGAGACGCGACAGGTATCTTTAACTTTAACTCTAACACGGTAAACCTATCTCTTGAAGACGAGATCACAACTGCGCTTCAAGTAGATGATATAGTTCGTATCGGCAATCCAACGATTGGTTATCAAGATTTAATCGTCACCGCTTTCACGGACAACGAAGCAAACACTACGCCGTTTACATACAGTGTTAGTTTTAAGAACAGATACACTCTAACGGAAACGGATATGGCGTTTCTTAGCCTAGAAAGAAGATGGGGATACGGCGACCGCGTAGGTGCTGCTCCATCTAACAATACTCTAGTTCATATCTCTGTTATTGATAAACTAGGAACAATCAGCGGTATCGTAGGAAGCGTTCTTGAACTATACGAAAACGTATCAGTTTCATCGTCTGCAAAACTTCCAGATGGAACGACAAACTACTATGTTGACGTAATTGCAAACCGTTCCGCATACATTAAAGCGATCGGGACTGACGCTGCGCTAGGCGATAACACGCCATCCGCTGCACTCACAGGAACGTTTACATCCCCGATCTATGGAGCTCTAAGCGGTGGTTCTGACGGTGACGGTGAAGCTGCAATCTCTCTTGGAAAAGTTGCTCTTGGATACGATCTCTATAAGGATCCTAACGAGGTTGACATCTCTGCGCTTCTAACCGGCAAGTCATCAAGTTCTAACCTTGCTAACTATCTAACACAGAACATAGCAGAGTCACGTAAAGACTGCGTTGTGTATGCGTCTCCGACGTATGCTAACGTTGTAACACCAGCAAATCCAACCGATAAGATGAACAACGCGATTGCATTTAGAAATAGCTGTACATCGTCATCCTATCTTGTGATTGACACTGGATACAAGTATCGTTACGATAAGTATAACGATGCATATCGTTGGGTTCCACTTAACGGTGACATTGCAGGTCTATCAGCTCGCATCGAGTCATGGGAGTCTCCGGCTGGATACAAGCGTGGTGTTATCAAGAACGTCGTAAAGCTTGCATTCAATCCAAACAAAGCACAGCGAGATCAACTTTACGGCAGCGACATTAACCCAGTCATCGCGCAGGTTGGGCAAGGTGTTCTTCTGTTCGGTGATAAGACTGCTCTTGGAACTGCGACAGGAAGCGCGTTCACTCGCATCAATGTTCGCAGACTCTTCATCACTGTTGAGAAAGCAATCGCCACTGTGGCTGCTTCGTTCCTCTTTGACTTCAACGACGAGTTCACTCAGACACAGTTCAAGAACTTGGTCGAACCGTTCCTTCGTGACATTCAAGGAAGAAGAGGTATCATAGACTTTAGAGTCGTCTCTGATGCTACAGTAAATACACCAGACGTAATCGACCGTAACATCTTTAGAGGCAACATCTTCATTAAGCCAGCGCGTTCAATCAACGTGATCGAGCTTACATTCGTTGCGACTAGAACCGGTGTAGAATTCGATGAAATCGTTGGTCAGCCACTCTAATAAATAAAGAAAAAGGAGTATAAACATGGCCTTCAATATAAACGAATTCAAATCACAACTAGTAGGAGGAGGAGCGAGACCATCGCTCTTCCAAGTCCAAATTACAAACCCAATCAATGCTATCGCCGACTTTAAAGTTCCTTTCATGGTAAGAGCAGCTGCTCTTCCTGAGTCAACTACAGGATCATATCAGATACCATACTTTGGACGTTTCATAAAGTATGCTGGAGATAGAACGTTTGCCGACTGGACAGCTACAATCATCAACGACGAGGACTTCCTTGTTCGTAACGCGATGGAAGCTTGGTCAAACGCAATTAACTCTCACGACTCAAATACGAGAGCTCTACCACAGACTTATAAGTCGAACGCAATCATAACTCAGTACAGCAAAGATGGTAGACCTCTTCGCACGTATGTATTCGAAGGAATTTATCCTATCAGTATCGGTGCGATACCGGTTGCTTGGGAAAACACAGATCAAATTGAAAACTTTGATGTCACATTCCAATACGATATGTGGAGAGTTGAAGGCTCGACTGGCATTTCCACTACTTAATAGTTGATAAAGGAATTGCTAATTGGACTGTTTTGTAATACCGTTTGGTAAATCACAGAACGATATATTTCACGGCGGGATCAAATCCCGCCACATGATAGATATTATGAAAGACGCTGCGACCTCTTTAGGCACTGCTGATTGTTTTATCAATAAGATACTAAAGAATGGCGAAGCAAGGAGATTGAAATAATGCGTGTATTTGGATTTGAAATCAAAAGAGAAATCGGCGGAGCCGAAGAAGAAAGAGCTGTCTCTTTTGTAGAACCTAACAACGACGAAGGCGCAATCACCATAGGAAACTCTCTAGGAGGATCCTATGGTATCGCTATTAATATGGAAGGCGACGCCAAGACTGAAGGCGAGCTTATCACCAAGTATCGTGGAATGGTAATGCAGCCTGAGATTGCACAGGCCGTAGACGAAATTGTAAACGAAGCAATTAACGTCGATAGTCATGAGAATGTTGTAGAGATTATTCTTGACGATACAGAATTACCAGACAAAGTAAAAGATCGTATCGTCGAAGAGTTTGAAGAAGTGCTACGTCTTCTCGACTTTTCCAACTACGGCTATGATATTTTTCAGAAGTTCTATGTAGATGGAAGATTGAATTATCATATCATTATTGATAACGAAGATCTGAAAGCTGGCATCAAAGAGCTACGCTACATTGACCCACGTAAGCTTCGTCTCGTCAAAGAGATGGACGAGAAGTCAAAGGATCCGCACTCCGGTATACCTCTTAAGAAGATCAAGAAGGAGTACTATCTATACTCCGATTCTGGTTTTGGTTCAAAGTCAACAACGAGCAATGTTAACTCTGGTCAGACGGTTCAGGGATACCGCATCGCAAAAGATTCCGTTGCTCGTGTAACGTCTGGTCTCATGAATGAGACGAATTCGCTTGTACTATCGCACCTGCATCCTGGTATTAAACCTCTAAACCAACTGCGTATGCTTGAAGATGCGACTGTTATCTATACGATTACCCGTGCTCCGGAAAGAAGAATTTTCTATATCGACGTCGGTCAGTTACCAAAGGCTAAGGCTGAGCAGTATCTACACGATATGATGACTCGCCATAAGAACAAACTACAGTACGACTCCGACAGCGGTGACATTACAGACGGTCGTAAGTTTATGACAATGACTGAAGACTTCTGGTTCCCTCGTCGTGGCGGCGAGCGTTCCACAGAAGTTGACATTCTTGCTGGTGGATCCGCGCCCGCTCTAAGCGGTGACGAAAACCTTCAGTACTTCCAAAGAAAGCTTTATAAGTCCCTTAAAGTTCCGATATCACGTTTAGAACCAGAGACTATGTATAGCTTCGGCAGAGTGTCCGAGATATCAAGAGACGAACTCAAATTTAGTAAGTTCATTCGCCGTCAAAGACTACGTTTCTCTGGTATATTTGATCTCTTCTTAGAAAAGCAACTCATTCTTAAAGGTATTCTCGATCCTGAGGAATGGGCTGACATAAAGAATAAGATACGATATGACTTCATGAAAGATAACTACTTCGAAGAACTCAAGCAGACGGAAATACTTCGTGAAAAAGTAACGATGCTTAGAGATATCGAGGAACAGATCGGTAAGTACTACTCAAGAGAATGGGTTATCAAAAACGTTCTATTCATGTCAGATGAAGACATACGTGAAATGAAAAAGCAGATCAAGAAAGAAACTGACGAAGGCTTGTACGACGTTGGTATGCCTGATGATGAACAACCTCCAGCACCAGCAGATCAGCCGCCAGAAAATCAGCAACAGCCTCCTCAGAATGATCAAGAGGCCGAAGAATCATTAAAAGTTATAAATAATAAAGTAAAACCATTCAAAAGAGGGCTTAAAAGATGAAGACTCTACGTCAAATAATATCAGAGGTCTCTCAGCCAAAAGCAGACGACGAAAAAGATTTCAAAGATAAGCATATCGTAACAAAGGTTCAGCATCCTGTAGCTACAGATCATACTTTCACTGGAAAGCTCGGAAAGGCTCCTAAGCGTCGTGCGGATTATAACAAGGGCGAGGACGAAGCTGTCTATGAAAATAGCTTTAAATCGCCAACTGCAGCTGGCGGAGAATACGACTCAGAAGATAGTCACCAGAAGTATAAAAAAAGTAACAAGTCTTCTAAGACAATGAAAGAAGCAAAGAAGATGGACCCGGTCGGCAAGGAAGATGACGACATTGATAACGACGGCGACACGGACAAGTCTGATAAGTACCTTCACGCTCGTCGTAAAGCGATTGGTAAGGCCATGTCTGAAAGAGTAAGAGAACCATACGCGATTGGTATGGCTGCTGCTATGAAGGCAACCGGAGATAAGCCACCTCTAAAGAAAAGCACAATCACTAAGGCTCATAAGATTGCAAAGTCAATCGCAAAGAATGAGCAAGCCGACCTAGTTGCCGAAGACGCGATGGAAGAAATTCCAATGATGATGAATCAGCTATATTACATCGCATACGGTGCTGAAGAAATCATGGGATATCTCGAGGGTATGGATTTTGATCCAGAAGAGTGGTTCCAAAATAAACTTTCTGCCGTACATAAAGAAATGATGAGCCTACACGCTTACATGGAAGGTGACAGACGTATGATGTCAGCCATGGATTACGAAGATATGTATGGCGAAGAAACAAACCTCGGTGAAGTAACTCGTTCTGCAATAAAGAAAACAGTATCCTATACAGGTGCAGACGGAAAGTCTCATACTCGAAATGTTCCTATTCGTAAAGTGGAACGCGACGACGATGGTGAAGAAAAGATCCGTGAATCTGCAGAACTAACTGAAGTTTTTAGCCAGGGTATTGTTAAGCTCAAGGACGGTGGTTCAGTTATTCTTAAGAAAGAAGACGCCGATCTTCTAAACCAGATGCTTAAAGATCTTTCTTCTGCAAATCGTAAAAAGATGGAAGAAGTAGCACTCAAAGATAAAGTTGGCTTTAATGAGATCCTAGGATTTGCGAGGGAAGCACTATGATGATAATCAAACCTACTGATGTAGAAATTTCATTCACGACTGCAAACACAGTATACGATGCAAAACTCGTTCGTATCTATGCCGCAGCAAATTCTGTAGTTACTATTGTAACTGAAGCACACGCAAATACTACGTTTACGATGCATCAGGGAACTGTTGAAATTGTGGAAAAGCTGCCAACCGAAACAATCGCTGGCACCACTACTCTTCGTTGCACTCCAGTTTCATATAAGTACTAAAAGTATAAATAAAGAACAAAGGAGAAATCATATGAAACTGATCACGGAAACAATTGAAGAAGTTAGAGTTCTAACTGAAACAAGCGAACACGAGCCAAAGCAGTATTTCATCGAAGGTATCTTCATGCAAGGAGATATCAAGAACCGTAATGGAAGAATATATCCATCGACGATTCTAGAAAAAGAAATGATGAGATACGGCGAGCAGTTCATTAAGACTAAAAGAGCTCTTGGAGAACTTGGGCACCCAGATGGTCCTCAGATCAACGGTGATCGCGTATCTCACCTTATTACTGAGATGAAGCGCGACGGTTCAAACTTCGTTGGTAAGGCAAAGATCCTAGGTACTCCAATGGGTAACATTGTAAAGACGTTCATTGACGAGGGTGTCAAGGTTGGTGTTTCTACTCGCGGCCTTGGATCTGTAAAGGCAACGAAAGAAGGCATCATGGAAGTTCAAAACGACTTTCATCTTGCGACTGTCGATATCGTCACAGATCCATCGGGTCCAAACTGCTTTGTGAACGGTATTATGGAAAACACGGACTACTATTACGATATAGTATCTGGAACTTGGAGAGCTCAGCAGATGATTGAGCAGGCCGTTCAAGAAGTGAAAAAAGAGTATAAGAGAACTGTAAGAAAGGTAGACGAAGCATATGCTGCGCGTCTATTCGAAAACTTCATTCGTTCTCTGAAGAACTAAGTTTTATAAATATGGATATGAAACACGAATCCAATAAAAGGAGAGTAAATATGTCAGGGTTAGACGAACAAAATTTTGTAAGTGACGACGGAATATCTACCGTTCCTGGTCCAGTCACACCAGTAGGTGGAGAGATCAAGAAGCGTAAGGCAGATGTAAGCAAAGTCGTTGACGCAAAGGCAGGAACAGTGGCAAAGCCACCAATGTCCGAAGCTGAAGAAGCTTCAGACGAAGAAGTAATCGAAGAAGAGGTAATCTCTGTCGAAGAATCGATTAAGAACATGTTCGAAGGAATGGATCTTTCAGAAGAGTTCAGATCAAAGGTAACACTTGTATTTGAAGCAGCTGTAAACGAAGCTGTTACTCTTCGTCTAGAAGAAGCTACCGCTTCTCTTGAAGAGCAGTTCGAAAATGATCTTAATGAGTCGCTCAATGAAGCGATGGCAGAAGTTGTAGAGAACCTCGATTCATATCTTGACTACGTAGTCGAAGAGTGGATGACTGAGAATAAAGTTGCTATTGAAGCTGGTATCAAAGTAGAAATGGCAGAGTCCCTAATGGATGGACTTAGAGAACTATTCACTGAGCACAACATTGAAATCGATGATGAGACAATCGATGTTGTAGCAAGTCTAGAAGAAGATAACGCTTCTATCACAGAACAAGCTAACGAAATAATCAACGAAAACATCGAACTTAAGAAAGAGGTTGCTGCACTAAAAGCTGAAATCGCTTTCGAAGAAGTTTCAGAAGGTCTTACCGTTTCTCAAAAAGAGAGACTTAAGGTTCTTTCAGAAAAGCTCGATGTAGATGAAATCGATGGTTATAAGTCAGATCTTGCAACTCTTAAGGAGTCATTCTTTAAGACTAAAAAAGCTCAGGTGATTAACGAAGAAGCAGAAGAAGTTGTTCAGGAAGACACCGCCAAAAAGCCAGTATCTTCTTACTCAACCGTTAATGCTATCGTTGAAGCTCTAAATAACAAAACTATTAAGTGAAAACAACAAAATTATAAATACAACCAGACAATAACAACAGCCAAAGGAGAGACAAAATGAGTCAATCTAATAAAACTTTAGTCGAAAAGTGGGGTCCTCTTCTTGAGCACTCTTC